CTTTGATGGAACTGCATTGGGTATCCAAACCACAACACCTGTGACAGCTCTCGATGTGAATGGCGGTGTCACCATTCGCAACGGCCTTCGTCCATTGTATTCCAACGTCATCACCGCATCTCTGTCGTCTGGTGTATACACCGTCCCCGCCAACGCATACGGCACTCATTTCAACATCACGACCAGTGCAATTACAGGAATCACCATACCCACAGTGACGGGTGCCACAGACTCCAACGCCTATTGGGTCTTCCGTAACAATGCCGGCACGTATTTGAGCACGACGTTCACATATACGACTGCGGGCACTAGCTTTCCTACCAACCCTGTGTCAATCCCTCCTGCGAACTCTGTTGTATTGATGGTCACTTTCCCCAGTTCAGTTCTCGGGTATGTTTTGTTTTAAGAATACAATGCTGGGGACGTCGAAAAGCATCTGGGGATTTGATCCTCGGAGTATTCCCGGATGCACACTGTGGCTGGATGGGGCTGACAATGCCAGCATGAACTCCACAAGTGCAGTCACAATCTGGAACGACAAGTCCGGCCAATCCAACACCATGACAGGCACCGGCACATGGTCAAACGGCACCATGGTGTTCAACGGCACCACCAATGCCTTTTCTAACACGGCGTACGCCTTCCCGTTTGGTGCGTATTCTATGTTTGCTGTGTATTCGAATACGACTGCTCCAGCTGCGAACGCCTACATGAACGCAGTCTACGGGTCTAACGGGTATCCGATGTTGGGGACGTTTGGTACTGCGAGGGATGTAACCGCTCGATCGGTGGTTGCGAATACGGGTGCGTTGGTTAACCCAGTGCCGCTGGGGTGGGCAGCACGGATTGCGAGTACCGGCGGCGACAGTGGAAACTCAATCGCCACCGACACGTCGGGTAATGTGCTTGTGACCGGACAATACAGTGCCGCAGTAACGCTGTACAACCAAGGTCCATCGGGAACAGCCGGCACTACGCTTCCATTCACGGCAGGCATCGATGTTTTCGTCGCCAAATACTCGTCAGCCGGTGGGGTCTTGTGGGCGGCACGGATTGACATGGGCTCGACGAATGGCGTAGTAAACGGAATCGCAACCGACACATCGGGTAACGTACTCGTTACCGGACGGTATGATGCCGCAGTAACGTTCTCTAATCAAGGTCCGTCAGGAACAGCTGGTCCTACGCTTCCATTCGTAGGAACTACCGACTGCTTTGTCGCCAAATACTCGTCGGCCGGTGCAGTTTCATGGGCAGCACGGATTACGAGCACAATCGTGAGCGGCGAGATCGGATGGGGAATCGCCACCGACACATCGGGTAACGTACTCGTTACTGGAAACTACGGTGCCGCATTAACGGTATACAACCAAGGTCCGTCAGGTACAGCAGGTACTACGCTCCCATTCACGGGAGGCGGCGACTGTTTCATCGCCAAATACTCGTCGGCCGGTGCAGTTTCATGGGCAGCACGGATTGCAGGCACTGGCACGAGCAGCGACCAAGGATACGGAATCGCCACCGACCCGTCGGGCAACGTGCTTGTTACCGGATTCTACACCACCGCATTAACGGTATACAACCAAGGTCCATCGGGAACAGCCGGTACTACGCTTTCCAACGCAGGCAGTGACGACTGCTTCATCGCCAAGTACTCGGAGGCTGGTGCGGTCTTGTGGGCAGCACGGATTGCGGGCACGAGCACCAACCAAGGAAGAGCAATCGCCACCGACCCGTCAGGCAACGTAGTCGTGACCGGATTGTACTTTGACGCAGTAACGATCTACAATCAAGGTCCATCCGGAACAGCCGCTATAACGCTTTCAAATGCAGGACTCGATGACTGTTTCGTAGCCAAATACTCCTCAGCCGGTGCGGTCTTGTGGGCGGCACGGATTGCGGGTACGGGCAGGGACATCGGACACAGAATCGCGACAGACCCGTCGGGTAATGTGCTTGTCACCGGGGAATACATCGGGACAGCAACGTTCTTCAACCAAGGTTCATCGGGAACACCCGGCACTACGCTTTCAAGTGCAGGTGTTATCGACTGTTTCGTCGCCAAATACAGCCCCGACGGTGCAGTGTTGTGGGCGACACGGATTGGAAGCACCTCCAACGACATCGGATTCGGAATCGCCACCGACCCGTCGGGTAATGTGCTTGTGACTGGATACTACATTGGCGCAGTAACGCTGTACAACCAAGGTCCATCGGGAACAGCCGGTACTACGCTTTCCAACGCAGGTAGCCTCGACGGTTTCATCGCCAAATACAGCCCCGACGGATTCATCGCAAACGCACCTACTCCCGCCTCCTCTAACGTCTTGGTGTCCGCTACCTATACGCCCTCAACGTTTTCGCCCTTCGTAAATGGCTTTACACAGACCACACTAGCCGGAACCACACTTACCACCACTGGTCTTTTTCTTGGTGGCCCCTCCAACTACTTCAACGGGACCATCTCGGAAGTGCTTATTTATGGAACAACCCTGAGGGACACCCAGCGTCAATCTGTGGAAGGGTACTTATCCAGGAAATGGGGAATTGGCAACAGATTACTACTCACCCACCCCTTCTACACGATTCCGCCGTTCAATCGATACTTCAATCCTATCGATGTTCCCGGATGTTCGCTGTGGCTGGATGGGGCTGACAACTCAACCATGAACTCCACAACAACAGTGACGTCGTGGCTAGACAAGTCTGGATTGAACAACACCATGACGGGAACTGGAACATGGACGGGCAGCAATATGAGCTTCAACGGCAGTACTCAGGCGTTCTCCAATACGTCGTATGTGTTCCCGATTTCAAACTATTCGATGTTCAGTGTATACTCGAACACAACCGCTCCGGCTGCCGGTGCATACATGAACGCAGTCTACGGGTCCAACGGGTATCCGATGTTGGGGACATTTGGTACTGCGAGAGCCGTCTCCGCCCGATCGGTGGTTGCGAATACGGGGGCGTTGGGTGTCACGGTAGGGTGGGCAACAAAGCTATCTGCCAGTGCATCCAATCAGATGTATGGGATATCGTGTGATAGATTGGGGAATGTGTATGCAACCGGATATTATGCTACACCCGGTGCGGCGACATTCTCTAATAGCGATGGAACAACGGGTGGAGTGGTTTCGACAGGCGGCGGCAATTACGCGTGTTATATTGTCAAGTATACATCATCTGGATTTGTTTCGTGGGCAACTCAATTAACGACAACATCAACATCAACTGTGTGGGGAAACGGAATCGCAACAGATGCGTCGGGGGATGTATTCGTCGTAGGCTACTACAATGGTCCATTAACATTGTCTAACGCGAGTGGAACATCCGGTGGGACACTCCCCACAACGACTGCATTTACGTGCTTCATTGCCAAGTACACGTCTGCTGGCGTCGTCTCGTGGGCGGCACGAATTTCAGATGGCACTTCAGTTATAGGAAGGGCAATCGCAACCGACACATCGGGCAACGTACTTGTGACAGGATACTATCGTGCTGCATTGACGTTGTCTAACGCAAGCGGAGTAAGCAACGCAGCACTCCCGTTTACCGGGGTTTACGATGTCTTTGTCGCGAAGTACACGTCCGCTGGGGCAGTTTCATGGGCAGCACAGATCGCGAGCACTGGTGAAGACGTTGCACGGGCAATCGCAACGGATTCGTCAGGAAACGTCTTTGTGACCGGATACTACAGCAACGCATTAACTCTCTACGATAGAGATAACAACCCCGGTGCTACGCTGTCGAATTCTGGAATCGCAGATGCCTTTGTCGCGAAGTACACGCCCGCTGGGGCAGTTTCATGGGCAGCACGGATCGCGAGCACTGGTGAAGACATTGGAAACGCAATCGCAACGGATTCGTCAGGAAACGTCTTTGTGACCGGTTCATACGGCGGCACACTGACGGTGTTTAATGGAAGCGGAGTAAGTAACGCTGCACTCACAAATGCAGGAAGTAACGATGCCTTTCTCGTAAAATACACGTCCGCCGGAGCAGTGTCGTGGGCAACACGGATTGCCAGTGAGGGCGACGATTACGGATTTTCACTCGCAAGTGATTCGTCTGGAAATGTATATGTGGGTGGATACTATGGATTGGGTGGTCCCTCGGGGCAAGTCGCGGTAACTCTTTATAACACGGGCGGAACACCGGGTGGTACGCTTGTAGCCCCCACGGCAAGTCTCGCATACGACGGGTTCATAGCTAGGTATACGTCGGCCGGGGTGGTGTCGTGGGCAGCACGAATTGCGGGAAACAGCACGTTTGGAGCCTTTACTATTCAGGGTGGTATGGCAATCGACCCAACGTCGGGCAGTATCTATGCTGGCGGATGGCAGACTACTACCACAGCGACGTTGTGTAATACAGATGGAACAGTTGCTAGGACAATCTCACGAACCGGAACCATCAGTGCTTTCATCGCCAAATACAACACAGATGGATACATCAACAACGTGCCCGTCCCCGCATCCTCCAACGTCCTGGTGTCCGCTACATATGCACCGACGACCTTTTCACCCTTCGTCAACGGATCCAATGCGACCACCCTAGCCGGAACCACCTTGGCCACCACCGGGATCTTCGTCGGTGGGCCGTCCAACTACTTCAACGGGACCATCTCGGAACTGTTGATTTATTCCGCAAACTTGTCGGCAGCCCAGCGGCAACGAGTCGAAGGATATCTGATTCAAAAATGGGGATTGAGTGCACAGACACTGTCGACTCACCTATATAAGACAATCCCACCTGCAACATCGCAGCCCGCACAGTTTGATGAAGTCACGCCTGGAAACTGGGTTCGTGATTGGCAACCGGAGTTGCGGTCGTTGGCGGCCGCAAATGCGAGTGGCGTAACATTAACTGGTTCCCATATCACAGGCGGTGCGACATACACCGCAAACGGATGGTTTGGCGGCACAGTTGGTCAAGATGGCAACATCTACTTTTCACCCTTTGCAGCAACGAACATTCTCAGGCTAAATGTGGCAACCGGTGTCACCACCAACATCACAGGTGGTGCAACATATACCGCAAACGGATGGAGAGGTGGTGTTCTTGGCCCAGATGGTAATATTTACTTCACACCCTTTGCAGCAACGAACATCCTCAGGCTAAACGTGGCAACCGGTGTCACCACCAACATCACTGGCGGTGCGACATACACAGCAAACGGATGGAGTGGCGGCGCACTTGGTCCAGATGGCAATATCTACTTTATGCCATTTGCAGCAACGAACATCCTCAGGTTAAACGTTGCAACCGGTGTCACCACCAACATCACAGGTGGTGCAACATATACCGCGTCTGGATGGGGCGGAGCCATACTTGGACCCGATGGTAACATTTACGGCACACCATATAACGCCGCGAACATCCTCAGGCTAAACGTGGCAACCGGTGTCACCACCAACATCACGGGCGGCGCGACATATACAACCAGTGGATGGCAGGGACAGACTCTTGGACAAGACGGAAATATCTACTTTGCACCCACTTTGGCTACCAATGTTCTCAGGTTCAACGTGGCAACTGGTGTCACCACCAACATCACCGGCGGTGCTACACTATCGGCAAACGCTACGAGACAATGTGTACTTGGTCCAGATGGCAACATCTATTTCACGCCACACGTCGGGTCTTTTATTCTTCGACTGAATGTATCTACGGGCGTGATCACAAGTTTGACCCCTAGTGGTATAACATACAACGGATCAGGTGGATGGCAAGGCAGCATACTTGGTCCGGACGGCAATATCTATTTTTCACCTTTCGCTGCTAGTAACATCCTCAAACTTACCTTCTCTGGACTCGCTCAGCTGCCATCATCTAACTACTGTTTATCTGCATATACAAATAAGAGTTAGGTCTTCGAAACACGCTCCTTACAGTCGCTCTCGCCAGCCTCGCTACGCTCGACTGACGTGTATCCTCAGCGTATTCCCCTGAAACGAATAGGACACAACAATGCCCGTGAGCATGGATTGGATATTCGCAAGAACACCGCCAATCTCGACTCCGAGCAGATACCACGTATATCCGACGGAATCACGCACCACACCGTCCGAGCAGACGCTCGGGGGTGTGAAGGCAAAAGACTGAACGACGTAGATACCCGGAAATCCAGCCGACGCCCACGCGAACAGCTGGGGACGATACGATTCGCGTGTGGGGTTCACTAACGGGCTCAGCGTCGCACGGTCGGCGGCTTCCTTGGCCACGAGAACCGCGTGGCTAGCCATCAGCTCGTCCATTGTGGCAATGACGGGAGCCGGTGCGGGTGCGGGTGGGGTCTCCTCCGGTCCGGTGGGTCCAGTAGGCTCAGTAGGCTCAGTAGGCTCAGTCGGTCCAGTGGGTCCAGTGTCACTCATTTATTACTCTGCTCCGCCAAACTTCTTGTAATAGTCCGCATACGACATGCTGGGTGCAGCGGCATCCGAATTCACGGTGGCCGGAGCAAACTTCTGAAACAGACGCTGGCCCATGACAACCGACGCCTGCTCGTCGGTCATCTCGCCCTTCTCAATCTTTCGCTTCAAGGTCAACATCTCAAAAAAGGTGGCATCCAGTCGGTCCTCGGCGTGCATCTGCCACAACGACGGAAAATTGAAGTACAGCTTGTCATTCTCATTCTTGAGCTTCTCCATGAACTCCTCGCGACGAAGGTGCCTCCACTTCTTCTTCGAGTGGTCCATATTGCGAACAAGAGCCTGAATCTCCGTCGCGGTCAGCTCCTCTGCGATGATATGCCTCTCTCCATCTGCAACTTCCTGGGGTGTGAGCTCACGTGCGGCCATTGTTCACATTCTGCACAGAATCTATAAGTGGGTGTAACGCAGCAACCAGCCGAGAACATTCCTCCGAGGTTGTCATGCCTGTGAGAATGATATTGCCTGTGCGAAACACCTTGGCGATCCACTTGACGTCAGGGAAGTAAATCTTGACGGCCGGATAGACTGCGGGTTCATACTCGGTGCGGACACCACTTCGCCGGAGATTCGCATACAGCGTCTCACGTGATAGGCTGGTGGCGGCCGTGAGTCGCGTCTTGTAGTTCATCAAGACCACACGCCGAACCTCTGACGTCCACATCTTGTCGGGAGCAACATCATCGGGAACCGACACTGCCTGCGGACAGGTGGCCAGAATATGGCTTCGCAACCTCGCCATGACCGAACGGTCATACCGCTCGTCCAGCACGCCCGTGATATGAAACACACCGTTCTGAAAGATCTTGACCGTAATCTCCTTCTTCTTTAAAGTCCCATCACCGTCGTCCAGACTGACGAGTGTGATGGAATTATGTCCAAATCCGGTGGTTCGCTTCGATGGAACCTTCTTTGCTCGTCGTTTGATCAGGTCTCGCTTTGAAGATCCGCGTGCAGGAGTCCCTTGCTTCTCAACCTTAATGATGGACTCCGTCAATGGGAGGGACTCCAGAAGGAGGTTCGTGTTGAGGCGGACGTTCACTGTGTACAACACCACCATCGTCGTGAGCATTGGTGGATCCATTGACATCCTTAAAATGGACGACGCTGATTTCGTTTTTCCATGCCTGTGAAAAGGACATGGGTTCACGTGTGATAACATGACACTCGAATGCCCGAATCACTGCCCGCAGCCGCGTCTCTTCTTCGGGTGACAACATCCACCCTTCAAGATAGCCAAACCAGAGCGTGGCTGTCTTGTGGTGGGC